TAAAGCCTCCTAAAATTGTTTCAAAACGCTCAAGAAATGGTTTAACATCACAGTTTTGGTCAGGGTTAACATACCAACTAAAATTTCCGTATTGTTGTTGATAAGATTGATAAAGCACCGTCCATATATCTTGTGCTATACTCAAAGTATCACTCAATACATCTTTAAGGTTGGTCATATCATCTTCAATCTTATCTGCTATAATAATAGCAAAATCATAGTGAATTTCATTCTGATTTAGGGTAGATGTACCAGGAACTACATAAGCTCTGATGTACTCAGGTTCCTGCTTCGTATTAATATCGTTGGTGATTTGAGTTAAGTCACCAAAGCCAAAAGAGCGAATCTGCTCGTGATGGTAGAAAATTGACGATAAATCGGTTAGAATCTGCTTGTAGTTTAACATCTTACTTATAAATATAAAAAAATTGAAAACGTTATTTTAAAATCCCCTTTGCGCCTCTTTTTGTAATCTTATTTGTTCTTTATCGTAAGAAATTAAGAAGGACAATTGATTTAGCACCTCATTTATCGTTTTTTGATAGACGTAGTCGTGCTTTGTAAAATCATTTCCAGTAAGTCGGTTTGTAACGATATACCACCCGAACGATTCTTGAAAAGTGCTTTCAGATAGATTCTTCTCCATTTCCATAGCAGCTTTATCTTCGTCAGAAAGGTAATCTTCGGTATCAAAGATAGATGGGTATAAGCCAAATATCTCTTCTCTAACTTTAAAAAAAAAGATTGTGCTCCGAGCACGTACCTCACATTCAATTTTTCTTTAAACAACTCAGCTCTTTTAACCATAGTCTTAACATCATACTTTTCAATTTCAAAATTGTGTGCTGATGTTTCACTTACAATTGGTCTATACATAACTGCTGCTAAAATATGCAGCATGTTTAACATTTCATCTTCCTTGCGTGTAACAATCGTATCCATATCCACAAACTCAGCATATGTTAAATCCTGCCACTTAGGAAAGAAACCATATTTAACTCCGTCCAATTCAAATCTATCTTGAAAAGCAGGAATTTCTTTTGGTATTAAATTCATAATATAAGCAGCCAAATAATTGACGTGGTCATAATCACTTTCCATTAAATCTTGTACTGAGGCATTTGTCACAATGCTCACCAATTTAGCTGCGTAATACTCCTCGCTTAATAAATCTTTTAGTTTTACTATCTTAACATATTGTTCAATGTTAATAAATTCGGGTAATGAGTACTCTGTTCCTTCTAATCTAAATTTAACCATAGTTTGTGAACTGTAAGGCGTATCTACCTGTGCTTTTTAAATTCTTTAGTTCAAACCACATGCGCATCATTAATGCGTCAGATAAGTCAGGGGATTTACCCAATATTCTTTTCATCTCATCTTTGGATTGAACTGCTATTTTATTATCTCTATCTAAATCTTTAAGTTTAACTGCTAATAATTCTTGTGCCATTTCTTCCATAAGTGCGCTATCAGTTAAATTAAAACTAATCTTACCATCTTTAATCATTTGACTCAAAGTAACATAACATTGACTCTTAAGATTGCTGAAATTTTGTTTATGTAATGCTTTGCTATTATTAACAAAACCAATTGCTTTAAGTATATCTGTAACACCTGAACCTACACCATCCGAGTCTGCTATGATTGAAGTTCTATCTATACCGTGCATTTCACATAGTTCAGTTACTTTATCAGCAACACCTGTGGCATCTATTTTTCTTAAAATATGACATTCAATTAAAACTAAACCAACCCAAATCATTATAACTGTTCTATCTTCGCCAAATCGGGAAATATCTAAACTACAGTACTTACGATTATTAGCATTAGGTGCTAATTTAAAAATACAATTTGTAATTGAATCGTAATCAAAAAGCGCATCGGGTTCATCTAAGTACTGCCACGAGCCTTCAAGCAAACGCATCCTTTCTTGTGTTGGTAATGTTTTTAAAATTTCAATATAAGATGGTGGAAGATGCGGATTATCGTATGGTAAAATTTGAATAAATACTTTTTTAGGGTCTAACATACCTTGTGTATGTGGAATATAAAACATCTTCTTGACCCAGCAATTCGCAGGATTACAAGTAAGTAAAATCTTTGGTATTAATTTATACTGATTTAATTTATAACGAATCCGACTTTTTAAAATTTGATAGCACAGCTCTGTAATTTGCGTACACTCATCTACGAACACTGCCGTTAACTCATAACCAGAAAGACTCTCATACCTCGCATCCGATGGCATATATTGTAAGTCCTTTAAAATTATTTCTGAACCATTAAAAAATGTAAGTACGTTGCTGTGCGCATTATAAGTAAAATGAGTTGTAGGTTTTAAACCCATCATTTCCATTACTTCAAATAAAGTGTTGAGTGTTGATTGCTTTAATTGCGCTAATACGGCTCTGCCTATTAAGCATCTTATTCCATCGTATTTTAAACATAAGGTTGTAATCCATAAACAACCTGTAAAGGTTTTTGAACCACCTGCGCTACCACCTGCTAATACATCTGTGTGTGTGTCATTAAAAAGATATTCCCAAACTAATGTTTGCTTTGGTGTTAAATTAATTTCCGCCATTAAATGCTTCTATTTTTTATCTGCGTTGCATCATCAGCCCAAATGCAATTAGATGGTTCGTAATTACCATCATTGTTTATTCTTTCAATACTATAAGATGAGTTAGGTTTCCTTCCCATATCTTCTAAAAAATTTTTATATCCATCTTTAACATTTAACCATCTTTCACATATTGTAATTCCTCTTCCACCATATCTTTTCCATCTACTATTACCAGGATATAAACATCTATCTCTCATACATCTCCAACTTTGATATTCGTTTGAATATTTTCTTTTTCCATTTTCACTTGTTTCTCCGTGCTTTCTTCCTACAAATGGTAGAATTTCTTTTAAGTAGCACCCACAAGAAGTAGTTCTTTTTGAAGTTAAATAATTTAATCTTGTAATTGTAATGTTACCACAATCACATTTAAGTTTAAATTGTCTTGCTACTTGTCCTGACGGTTTTCTATAAATTGGTTCTTCATTTAAAACTACTAATTTACCAAATCTATCCCCTGTTTTAATATCTAATCGTACCATAGCTTTTTTTAACAAATATAACAAATTAATCTTTTATTATATTAAAATCATTAGGGTTATTTGATAAGTTTATCTTAATGCTAATTGGTTCCCCTCCACTTGAAATGTCAATCTTTCTTTGGTCAAGACCTTGTATCCTTGAAATATCCCAAAGACACTCGCGAGCTACACGTTTGTTACCATCTTCAAGCGCAGCATTTAATAAGTCCATATACCTTTGCAATTGATTTGCAATAATCTCATCTTGTTTTATTAATGAACGTTCTCTTAAAATTTCTTTAACCTTTCTGAAAACTTTATCTGCTGTGTTTTGACCAACATTATATAATTTACTATAAGTAACTCTAAACTCTTTTTGTGTAAGATTTTTATAAACAATTAAATCCATTGCTTCTTCTAATCTTTTAGAAAATGCGTACTCTGTAGATTTTCTACCCCACCTTACTTTTTCAAGAGTTGGCTCAGGCATCCTTTCAATTTCAAAGTTTTCTAAATCATCTATCGGTTCTTCAAAAGGTATTAATTCGTTATCCATAATTTTTTATTTTATTTCTTCAAAGTCAAAACTATCTTTATTTTGAACTTTCATATTAATTACTTTAGGTTTGCTTTCTTTTGCTTTTTCAAACTCTTCCATTTCTTGTAGCATCTCAGGAGTAATTTGAACTTGACTTAACCATTCGTTGTAAGTCATTTCAGTTTTATTATTTTCTTTCATTCTTTCTAATTTTCTTCTTGTTCTTCTTCTTTGACTTGTACTCATTATATTTCAATCTTTAATACTTCAATTATATAGTTACGTAATCTTCTTGCTTGTGCATTAACGCAGGATTTACAACCAAAATTAAAGTCCTCATCAAACAAAGCTTTATAAACTTTATTTATAAACTCACTTTTATCTTCAACACGATTACCTAACTCTACATATGCTAAATGTATTTCTTCATTTGTTGGTATATAAAATACTTCAAACTCTTCTACCTCAGGTAATGTTGTTATTACTTCTTTCTTCTTCTTACAAGTAGTACAACCTTTTTTCTTCTTACCATCCGATTTTTTACTTTCTAATTTTGTTTTTAATTCTTTATCCATTGTTTTTGTTTTTATCATCTTCGTACTGCTTAAAATACGCAGCATTTAATTCATCCAATTCTCTTGCCAACTTTCCTTCTTTGGTATCAGGATAAGGTAGCTCATCAATCACAGGTGGAGTTACTTCCACAACAGGTGCTTTTATACTTGTCTTCTTACAGTTACAACCCATAGCTATTTTAGTTTTTTAAATACATTTGATTTTAATTCTTCTTTTGCTTTCTTCACATAGGTATGAACGCTGTTGAGTGGGATACGAGTTTGCTGACTTACCTTCTTATAACTACCTAAGATAAGGTAGCGCGATAGCAAGTCCTTTTGAAACCATCCTAAAGCTCCATATTCCTCTTCAAGTGTATCCATCATAATATGTTGCTCCAATTCAACATCGTTCGCTGCTGTGTCTGTAATGTCCTTTAAATCGGAATATAGGGTGCTTTCCCTTCTGACCTTGCGATAAAATGGACTTGTCTCGGAGTACCAGTTATTTGTGATGCACCTTACAATATAATAATTTATACTTGAATCCTGAAGATTAGATAACTTAATATCATCTTTCTCCCATAGCTGAAGCAGCACATCGTTGAGTAAGTCCTCAGCCCAATCTGAATGTTTAGTTATCTTTAAGCAAATTGCTTTCAGTTCATTATAATGTTTTATTACATACTGTTCTATTTCAGGTATCAAGTGCGAGTTGTTTTTTCATATCATAAATCACTTGACAAACCTCGTAAGCTTCATGCTGCTCGTTGGTTTCCAAACTTGAATCCAAAATTGAATCAAGAAAATCTATGCGGTTTATTTCGGGTGCGAATTTTAATTCTCTTTCTATCATCATAAGCATCCTATCAATCATTAAGTTACAAAAGTTTAATTTCTGCTCTGCATCAAAATTTGCGTACTCAATAGGTATATCCATATATCCTAATTTAACGTGACTTGCTTTTCTCATTGCTTAACTTTTTTTATACTCTCCTATCCATTTTGATAATGTCGGTCTTGAAACTTTAAATTGCTCTGCTAACTCTCTCAAATAATATCCTTGCTCTCTTAAACTAATTATTGTTTCAATATTATTATATTTTATTTCTTCTAACTTATTTTTAAATGTTGGAATATATTCTTTTTTAACCTTTGGTTGAGGAGCCTGTGCTTCTATAGTAATAAATACTCCGTCCTTAGTCTTTATTTTATCATCATACCAAATATTATTTTCTGTGTTAAATTTCCAACCTATTGCTTGTAGCACAGTATGTACGTGTTTACGTTGATATTCATCCGTATATTCATTTGG